ATACTAGCAGAGTCTTGGCCAAATATGAATCAGGCTGATGCTCAAACTTGGATTGTAAACAATTCATCAATAAACCAGATGCAGGATACTGGAACTGATGACGCTATGGATACAAATAGCTTGCAAGATGGACCTAATAAATATCTTAGATGGAAAAATCAAAGGCCAGTAACTGGAAATACTTATCCATTTAAAACACTATCGTATAGACCAGCATCAGGATTGGTTTATCCAAGAAAAAGAATTCAAAGAACAAAATATGTGGCTCCTTTTAATCCAGGTGGCTTGACTTATACCGCAACTCCGGCAGCAAGTAGCGTAAATGAAGGAAGTACTCTTAATTGGAGTGTTTCAGTACCAGGTTGGCCAAACGGCACTGCATTATATTGGCGAGTTGGTCCTTCAAGTCGTGACAGCGATTTTCAGTTTCAAAGTGGCAACATTATAATGACAAATGGTTCTGGTAGTTTTTCTGTAACAGCGCTTGCAGATACAACCACAGAAGGGTCTGAAGATTTTTATATTACTTTAAGAACAGGAAGCGGCTCAGGCACAATTCAATATACATCAGCGAATGTTGCAATTAATGATACGTCACAAGCTTCATTTACGCCTGATTATACGATAACAGTTACACACAGCGGAGCAAGTGCTTACACTATGTCAGGAACAGACAGAAATGGCGCTGTGAGTGGAAACAATCCTACACTTGCATTTAATAATGGGGATAAAGTAAGATTTACAATGAATGCATCTGGTCATCCAATGTATATTAAAACAGTACAAGGTACTGGATCTGGAAATCAAGCAAGCGGAGCTACAAACCAAGGCGCGCAAACAGGTAATATAGATTGGACTATAGGATCTACTGGAACATTCTATTATAACTGTGAATTCCACGGCGCTATGTCTAATTCAATTACAGTAAGTTAGTATAAATAATGGTAAATAAAAGGTAAAGAGAATGGCTGAGACACTTACATCAATACTTAAAACTGATACCGTTCGCATGTTTTATGACGACTTGCAAGATAACGAGTATTATGTTTTTGTGTCTTCAGTTACTTTGGAAAACGAAGATCGTATTAACGTAGAAAATTCTATTCGAAGCAAAAATTTATTTTTAGATAAAGCAATCTTTGGCAAAAAGATTTTAAATTCTGATTGTAAATTTATGATTAAGTATTATCCTTGGCAAGAAGGACAGACATTTGTTCAATATGATGATACTGTAAATTTAGACCAAGAAAGATTTTATTGCGTTGTTGGTCCAAACATTAATGACACTGGTGACTATCGAGTTTATAAGTGTTTATACAATAATAATGGTGGCCAAGTTTCTACTGCTCCAAATTTTGATAATACAATTGAAGATCAAATTTACCGTACTGCAGACAAATATATTTGGAAATATATGTATAAGCTCACTCAATCAGAGTTTGAAGCATACAATGCTGTAGGTTACATTCCTGTAGTTGATAATTTTACTTTAGCACCATTTGATTCTGATGCTAATAATTCACCTGCAAATACTCAGCCGACAACTACTGGTTCTCCAATTGACCAAATTTTTGTAGAAAATCCTACATCAAACCAAGGTTATCCAAAAGCTTCTGGTAATTTAGATGGCGCGCCTGGTAATGATGGAACAGTTGTTCTTTCGCCAAGTCTTGAATTTCCATTAAGTGAAATTACAAACTATTACTCTGGCATGACTATGGTTTTAACATTTTCTGGTCTTACAAAACTATATACAGTATCGACGTATACTTATGATCCAACTGGAGGAAACAATGGTACACCAGTTGGAAGAGTTCAACTTTCTACTGGAGACAATCCAAGAGGCGATGGAATTGTTGGCAGCGGCTCTTATACTATATTACCAAAAATTAAAATCACTGGTAATGGAACCGGAGCTGAAGCCTACCCAATAATGGAAGAAGGTCAAATCACTTCAATTATTGTAAATAATTCTGGAGAAGGATACCATACTGTTGAAGCAGAAGTCGTAGATCCACTTTATGACTTTGATCCAGGTAATATTAATACAACGGATTCTCGCGCAATTATTCGACCAATCTTGTCTCCAAAAGGTGGTCATAATACAGATAGACTAGAAGAAATGGTTTGTCGCCATATTTTGTTATATGGATATGTTACAGAAGATGATAATAATTCAATTGGATCTACAAATTCGTATTCTCATGTTGGGATTGTAAAAGAACCAGAATGGGCGAATACAAGTTCAACTTATGTAGGCCCAACTATATTTGATAATCGCATCAAAGTAGTTACAGATGATTACGTATCTGTATCTGTAAATGAATTACTTACACAAGTAAATAGCGATAATGAAACATGTTTTGCTGCAAAAGTACATGAAATTGATGCTTCAGCAAATACAATTTATCTTTATGATTATAACCGAGTTCATGCTGCTCAGCCAGGAAATGATATCGCGTTTGATCCGACAATTGATTTCCAGAATGAGTCGGGCGTGACAATCGAGATAAATACTCCTGTAGCCAATAATGTAACCGAATCACTATACACCCAACGTTCTGGCTTGGTTTACTTTATGGAAGACTTTACTCCATTGGATAGAACAAATCAGTCAAGAGAAGAATATAAACTGTTGCTGGAATTTTAAGGAAGTTAAATTAAATGCCTATTAATACAGATCTAAATATTGCACCATATTTTGATGACTTTGATACAGAAAAACAGTTTTATAGAATTCTGTATAAGCCAGGATATGCCGTGCAGGCAAGAGAGCTTACTCAACTTCAATCAATGTTGCAAAACCAGGTTGAAACATTTGGCGATAATATTTTCCAAGAAGGTTCAATCGTAAAGGGGTGTACTTTTACAAAGATTGATGGGTTGCAATTTGTTAAACTTGTAGACCAATCAACTAACCAAGTTAATTTTACTCCAAGCGTATATGTTTCAACAACTGTAACAGAAAATATTGGTGGCCAAGACACAGAAGTTGATATTGTTTATGAAGTAGAAACTCAAAACGTTGCTGGTGGAGATACTACAAAACTTAAAGCTAAAATTATTCAAGCTTCAAGAGGTTATACATCTAAGCCACCTAATTTGAATACTTTCTTTGTCAGCTATTTGAATGAAACTGAAACTGGAAAAAAAGCATTTACTCCTGGTGAACCTCTTAATATCATTAAAAAGAGATATATTGGTGATACCCTTGATAGTACAGAATACGTACAAGCAGATGGTGGTAACCTTGTGATTGCAGTTGCAGCTTCTCAAGCAACAGGTGAATCATTTGGTATTCAAGCTGCACCTGGTATTATTTTCCAAAAAGGTAATTTTATTTTTACAGAAGAACAAATTGTAATTGTTGAAAAATATAGCAATTCACCAGATGCTAAATCAGTTGGCTATGAAGTAAATGAAACAATTATTACCGCCCTTCAAGACAGTAGCCTTTACGATAATGCAAATGGAAGTACAAACGAAAATGCTCCTGGAGCAGATAGACTTAAGCTTACACCAACTTTGGTTGTAAAAGAAACTTCTGTTGCTGACGCTGATGCTGATTTCTTCACATTGATTAGATATAAAAGTGGTAACGCTGTAGAACTAAGAGACGTTTCTCAATATAATGTAATTGGCGATGAAATGGCTCGTCGCACATATGAAGAATCTGGTAATTATATCGTAGAAAAGTTTAGAGCTAGATCAGAAATGAGAGATGCTGATACTGGTCTTGAAGCAGTTGTTGCTCCTGGTATTGCATATGTTAAAGGTTATAGAGTTGAAAGTCCTGGTGAGCAGAGATTTGCAATTGAAAATATTGCAAATACGCAAACAGAAGAAGCCCAGCCAGTAGCAATTAATTATGGATCTTTTGTTGACGTCGACGAAATTCGTGGTACAGTAGATATAGATTACACTGAAGCTGATCTAGAAGAAGCTGGTACTGTAATTGGTAAAACATTTATTCGCAATTTAACACAAGATCGTATTTACTTATTTGGATCTCGTATTACTACAGCAGGTAAATCATTTGCTGATGTTACTCAAATTGATTCCACAGCGGGTAGAATTTTAATTTCAAATAATGCTGTAATTCAAGAGCAAGTAAAATCTCCAATGATTTTTCCAACCGGAGTTTTCAGCGTTAAAAATATTTCTGACGTTCAAATTCCAGTAAGAGAAAAAGTTTCTGCTACAATTTCTGGTGGAACAATTACTTTAACGGACCAAGGTGGTATCTATAATTATGATATTAATAATGATGATGTTGTTGTAGTTGATGCTGGTAACACAAATCGTACTGTAACAAGCGCAGTTTCTCAATCAAATAATTCGCAACTTATTATATCAGTATCTGGTGGCGATAGTTCTTGTACTGTATATGTTAATCGTAATTTGCAGCAATCAGCTTCAAATCTTCCATATGGAAAAACTGGTAAAAGACCTTATATCAAAATAGCTTATACATCGTCAACAGACAAATATAGTTTAGGTTTCCCAGATGTTCACAGTATCAGAAGCATTGTAGATTCGTCTGGAACAGATTTTACTGATAGTTTCCGTTTGCATACTAACCAAAAAGATGCATATTATGATATTTCATATATGGAATACATTCCAGGTAGACCACAACCTGCAAATGGAACTCTTACAATTCAACTTGGTGTATTTGAATTAAATTCAAGTTCAGGCAAGTATTATTTTGCAATCAATAGTTATCCAGTAGATGACGAAACTGAAACACTTCCAAATGATAAAGTTCGTTCTCAAGACATTCGAGTGTATACTGCAAGTAATGGTAAGAATTATAATTTAAGAGAGTGCATTGATTTTAGACCATATGTTGACAAAGATCCTTCGGCTGATTATAATGCGTCTAATGCGGGTTTGGCGCCAACAATTAGTGGTGTAGCTGATGGAACTACTCCAGCATTTAGTAGAAGTGATTATTTAATTCCAGCATTAAATGAATCAATGGTAATGGATATTGAATCTTATAATGCTCGCATGGATTTGATTACCATCGATTCTTATGGTGAAATGTCTCTTGTAAAAGGCGAAGAAGCGCAAGTACCAGGACCACCTAAAATTTCTTCAGATAAATTAGTAATTTCTGAAATCTTTATTCCAGGATATCCTGCATTGTCTGCATATGAAGCAGATAGAGCTAAAAAACCTGCTTATGCTATAAGAACAAAAAGTACTGGAGTAAAGCGTTACACTATGGCAGATATTGCCCAAGTAGATCAAAAACTTGATAGAATTGAATACTATTTAACGTTATCTCAATTAGAACAAAGTACAGAAAATATTAATGTTTTAGATGAAAATGGATTGAATAGATTTAAAAATGGATATTTGGCAGAACCATTTGATAGCATTGATTATGCAAACATGGAAGATCCGCTGTTTGATGCGGCTGTTCCAACTGATCGTAAAGTTTTAACTCCTCCAATTGTTACATTCCCATTGGATCTAAAATATAAATCGTCTGCAAGCGCAACAATATTCCCAGATACTAATATTGCTGACGTAGGCACTTTAAGTAGAAATGCTCATGTTGAACTAATTAAACAACCATATGCGACTTCATTTAGAAACTGCGTAAGTAACTATTATGACTACAGAGGTTCTGCTCAGTTGTCTCCATCTCATGATTTTGGAGTTGACACAAACGTGAATCCAGTTCCAGTAAATCTTGATATTTCTCAACCATTCATGGACTTTGTCGATGCTATACAACAATTTGTTCCACTTACATCAACAGCAGTAAGAAGAATTGGAAATCAATTTAGACAAGGTCGTTGGATTTTTGAGAATCAACAAGTTACGACTACAAGCCTAGATGTAAATGAAGGAACGACAAATCCAGTTGGCGATTTTGTTTCAAATGTAGAATTTAATCCATTTATTAGACCTCAATCAATTAAAATCTTTGTTGCTGGTTTAAGACCAAATACAAGACATTATTTCTTCTTTGATGGAGTAAAAGTTGATTCTCATGTTGTACCAGGCACTGACGCTGATGACGCAAGATCTGTTGATACCTTTGGACAAAAAGGAGATTCTGTTTTCACAGATGACAATGGTATCTTAAGAGCTGTATTTGAGATTCCAGCTGAAGAATTTTATGTTGGAGAAAGAGCTCTAGAAGTTGCTGACGTTGACACATATAGCACAATTGAATCTGCAGGTACTTCTGGTACTAAAATATCTTATCACGCTTATAATGTAGCAACAGAACAACAGCAACTTCAAACAAGAGTACCAGAATTTAATTTAATTAGTACAACAACGACTAGAAACGTTGCAGTAAGAAGAATTCCAAGAAGACGTAGAAATACAGATCCACTTGCTCAAACATTCTTTATTAAAGAAGGTATGGGTCAAGGATCTAACACTGTAATGATTTCAAAAGTTGATCTATATTTTAAACGTAAAAGCGCTATTAATGGTGTTACTGTTGAGCTTAGAGAAGTTATAAATGGTTATCCATCAAACAAAATTATTCCATTCTCAAAAACTCGGCTTAAACCTTCTCAAATCAGTGTTTCTGATGATGCATCATCTATTACAACAGTCGATTTTGAAGCTCCAATTAGACTCGAAACTGAAACAGAATACGCGGTCGTAATTATTCCAGATGCAAACGATCCAGATTATTTGGTATTTACTTCTCAGGTTGGTGGAACTGATCTTACACCTGGCGATACAAATGGTCAAGCCGTCGTACAAGATTGGGGTGATGGCGTTCTATTTACTTCAACAAATAATAAAGCTTGGAAATCTTATCAAGATGAAGATCTTAAGTTTACTCTTTATCGTCATGATTATAACGCGTCGTCAGGCTCTGTAACAATGACGAATGCCGATCATGAGTTTTTAACTTTGTCTGATTGGGATGGATATTTTAACTGGGGCGAGTTAGTATACGAAGAGAAATCAAGATCTGGTTCAACCGGCGCAACAATTAGTATGGCTGAAGGAACAAATGTTATTACTGGTACTGCCTTAGATGATACTTATGCAGTCGGTGATTTTATTAAAGTTGAAAATTCAGGACAGACAAGAGTAGATTTATTTGAGGTTGCAACTGTCGAATCAGCAGGTGAAATTACTACAACCAAAAAGACTTCCTTTGCTGTATCCAGTGGTACTGGAACTCCAGTAGTTGCCGGCCGAGTATGTTATCAAGATGCTCGTAGACCGGAATCTTTATATATTAAAGACAGTTCTGCGTCAGCATTGAAAAAATTCACAACCAGTGCTACCATTTATGGATTTAGAAGTGGAACTGAAGCTACAATTTCTACAATTGATGATATTAACTTAAGCTATGTTCAACCAATGATTCAAAGATCAAATGATTCAGCTTCAAGAACATCTTTAAGTGGAACATTTGTTGACACCGCAGACGTAAATAATTATTATGATTTAAATATGAAATTTGCAGATGCAAATTACTTTACAAAAAATGGTGTTATTGTCTATAGTAAATCAAACAATATTGCTGGAACAAAACCATTTGATATTACGGTAAGTATGGCGAATGGAAATAACAGCACTTCATCTCCATTTGTTGATATTGAAACTTCTATGCTTATGGCAAATAGGTATCGCGTTGATAATTCAAGTGGCGCAAAATATATTTCAAAGGTTGTAGAACTTGCAGCTGAGCTTGACGCTGAAGATATAAAAGTCTACTTGACAGGTTATAGACCAAAAGATACTGATATTAAAGTTTATATTAGACCACAACATGCGTATGATAGCCAAGCATTTGATTCAATTGACTGGATTGAACTTGAGTTAGTAGATGGAATTAGAGCATTTTCTTCATCGTCAAATGCAGATGATTATAAAGAGTTTGTATATCAATTGGCAGATGCAAATAAAAATGCAGACGGAGCATTATTCTATACCTCAGCTTCTGGTGGAGACTTTGTAGGCTTCCGTAAGTTTGCAATTCGAATTGATCTTCTATCTCCAAATGTTCATAAAGTGCCAACGGTAAATGACTTTAGAGCGATTGCATTGACATGATACAGCAAAGACACCAAAAATCAAATGCCGTAATTGCAACAGATGTTGCGGCATTAAATAAATATAAAATGGAACGTAAGTTACATCGTCAAGTAAAGAGTTTAACTCAAGAACTTGAAGAAGTTAAAATCACATTAGCGCGCGTTTGCGAAAAGCTAGAAAAAGTAGAGAATTAATCGATGGCAAAGTCAAGTATTACAAATATTACTACAGCGCAAACATTTCAGAATTGGTTTGATAAAACAAATGAGCTAGTAGACTTATTTAAAGACGAAACCTTGACCGCTTCAACTGGAGCTGGTGATACTACAAACGGCAATGCAACTCTTGTTGGTAATTTTACTGCAACGAATTTAATTGCGACTACTGAAGTAAGATCAGATTTAATTACTTCTCGTACAGCTAGCGCTGACGTAGATTTCGATGTTCCAATTACAATTACAGCAGCAACAGATCAGCGTTGCGCTACATTTTCTTATTCTTCAGGCGGCGGCCAAACTCAATATACAGATGGAACTGTGGGTTGGGATGTTGGTATAGAAGATTCAACTAATCGTAATTTTATTATTGATACTGGTACTGGTACTACAAAATTTGAACTAACAACAGGCGGTACGCTTACAGTTCCTAATTTGATTACTACAGAAGCTGTTGATATTACTACAGATTTAGATGTTGCTGGTGATGCTCGATTTGAAGGAACAGTAAATTTTGATGGTAACGTAAGCATGTTAAATGCTGACCTTACAGCAAATAATGTATTTGCGACAGGCGAAGTTGTCACCAACTATTCAACTTCTGATATTACACTTAAGCAAAATATTGAACGTATTGAAAATCCACTTGAAAAAATTAAAGCTTTAGGTGGATACACTTTTGAATATAAAGATACACCAGGTGAGAGAGCAACGGGTGTAATTGCCCAAGAAGTAGAAATGGTTCTTCCCGGTATTGTTTTTGATACTGATCATCCTACCCGCGGTCAACATAAAGCAGTTAGGTATGGAAACCTAGTAGCCCTTCTCATCGAAGCAGTTAAAGAATTGCAAGACGAAGTACAGAGGCTCAAAGATGGCTCTTCAGACTAGCGGTCAAATTACTCTCAATGACATTCAAGGCGAATTCGGTGGGACGAATCCTATCGAAATAGACGAGTATTATCGTAACGGCGGCCTCGTACCAGACATTCCTGCAAATAGTAATGTGCCTACTTCAGGACAAATTAATATAAGCGATTTTTACGGTGCGGTAAATGGTATACCAGTACAAGTAACAATGTGCGGTGGTGGAGGTGGCGGTGGCGCAGGATATGATGATAATGGACAAAACACTCCGCCTAATGGTAGTACAGGAGGAGCATCATTTATAGATGATGAACTTGGCAATAGAATTGTGACAGCCAATGGAGGAGCTGGAGGAGCTTCTGGTGGAGGCGCCTCTGGCGCTCAAGGTGGTGGTGGAGGAGCAAGTCCTATTTCTGGCACAGGCGCTGGGGTAGGTGGCCAGCCCCTTATTCAGCCAACTTTTGGCGGTGACGCAGTCGCTGGCACTAACGTCCAAAACTCCGGTATGGGCGCCGGAGGAGGGGGCGGTGGTGGAGATGCCGGATTTAAAGGTAACGCTTTTGGCTATGCTGGGGCAGGCGGAGCTACTGCAGCGAGTGTTAATAATCAAACTTATATAATGGCAGGAATTGTTTATTGCACTGTAGGAGCAGGTGGATTGGGTGCGCCTGATCCAGGTAATAGTGTTGATCGAAGAGGCGGCCGTGGCGGGCCTGGTTATATATCGCTGTCAGGTGGTTTACAAGGTAATTTTGTTGCAGGTGGGGTTGACGGCAGTGGAAATAATGGCTATGAACAAAATGGTCCTATAGCGTACATTGTAACGACTAATGCATTTTTCCTTAATATAACTGCTAATGTACAGGAACTTGATGTAAGAACGACTTGTGTAAACAATGGTTGGGATCAAAATCAATTTGTAATTGTTACTGTTGATACAGATGTTTTTTGCTGGAGCAACAGCACTTCGAGAGGCGGAATTCGAATAATTGGTAATTTTCCAAATAATATTGACATAAATCTTAATGGCTATGCTATGGGTAAAGGTGGAAACGGCGGCAATGCACCAAATGGAACTGGCGGTGCTGGAGGCCCAGCAATTGAAATAGATTCATCAGCTGGAATAAACATCTTGCTTGGTACTCATGGATATATTCTAGGAGGAGGTGGCGGTGGCGGTGCTGGTGTTGGTGCAGGATCTGGTTGCGGAGGCGGAGGTGGTGCCGGCGGAGGCAGCGGCGGAAATGGATCTGGAAATGCTGGAGGCACCGGAGGCGGTCCAGGAGTTGCAAGCATAAACAGTGCTGGAGCAACTGGAGGTGGCGCAAGACCAGGCCCTGGAGGTACTGGTGGAGGCGGCGGAGGCGGCTATGAATGGGGAGCAAGACAAGGTGGCGCTGGTGGCGGCGGGGGTAGAAGACCTCCATCATACTCAGGGGGTAATTTATTCCGATCTAATGTAAGAAATAACTGTGCAAATCCAGGTTGGAATGGAGTAAACAGTTGCTACCCTTGTGCAAGCGGTAAAGGTGACCTTACGCCAGGTGAGGATGGTCTAGATGGAGGACAAGCAGGCGGTGGAGGAGATTTTGGGCAGTCTGGTGGACGCGGTTGGGCAAATGGTGATACTCCAACTCGAACAGCTGCGATTGGTGGTGGAGCAGGAGGTAAAGCCGTGCAACGCAATTTAAATACTGGTGGCAGTGTTAGTGTTAATCCATTAAGTCGTGTATATGGCGCAATCGATTAATTTAGGACATGTAAAATGAGTCAAAAAAGAAATCCTGGAGTAAATAGATCGTGGATAGCAAACACAATTAGTTCTGATATCGTAATTTCAGACGCACTTGATTCTGAAATTGATTTTATTGGCATGGGCTATTCTGTAACTAATGGCGAATCGAGAGAGTTTTGGGGTTTTGGAGGTATACAATTAACTGCAAATACAACAATTCAATTTATCAATGATAATCATCATTTAAATACGAATCAAGAACTTGAAAATTTTATTCACAAATTTAAAGAACGAACATCCTCAAGACGAGGAAGACTTGGGCACTGGGTAACTGATTCTTTAGAAGCAAATACTATTTACATAAGTATGAGAGCACCATTTGATTGCTGGTGGTTTTTAGATGATTATGATTTTTCTCCTTGGTATGGACCAAAGCCAACTACGCCTCCTTCAAAAGCAATAGATATTCCAGCTTCTAATGCTATGCTTTTACATTCTGAAAATTCTATATTTGGTGGCTTAACTGTATCAAATACAGAAATTCAATATTATGCAAACGGCCAAGCTATTGAAGATGATCCAACTCCAGCATATACAAATTTAATAAAAGGTTGTGCTACAGGAATTAAAATCGGATATGATTTAAACGAAGAAAGATTTAATTATATTAAATTATATCCTATAGATGCTCAACCAAATGAAGATCAATTACCTCAAAGAGCTTTTAGCATTGCAGCAAATAATAATCTTACTTTAATTCAAACACAAGTATGTTCTGGCAATATAGATATGCCAACAGAAAAAGAAGATACATATTCACATGTAGCTGCAGAAGCATTTCATGAAAAAGTGGATGCTTCTTTTGATTTTATAAATTTATATCATAATCCAGTTCAAAAAGAAAGAGTAGTAGCAAAAATTGCAGTGATTCAATCTTCAAATCCTGCGCCAGATATTGAATATGGTATGGGTTTTTCATACACTGAAGCCCCATTAAATATACCTGAAACAATCAGCTCCAGCGCAAGTTCGGATATAAATAATAAGTATAAATTACCAGAAGGTTCTACTTGGACTCCACCACCAGGATTATTTGATCAAGGTACATACGTTCAAGTAGCAAACACATAAGAAAAATCGAAGGATATTTGAATGTCAAAGATTTCAGAATTAGGCCCGATACTCGGCGTTAATACGAGACCGGAAGACCTCTTTGTCATTGTTAATTTGATCCAAGGTGATGATGGTACTAAAAATATCACAAGACGTGAATTAGTACAAGCTATACAGTATGAAGAGTTCAATAGGATAACAATTACTGGTGGCTCAATTTCAGGCGTTAATATGTTTGCCTCTACTTTAAGTGGAGTAACAATTAACGATTCTACAATGAATCGTGGCGCAATTAATGATACTACAATCACAAGAGCCACAATAGACGATTCTTCGTTTAATGATGGAACGATTAACGATTCTGCCTTTGAAGATGGTACTGTAAATAACTCGGTAATTACAAATTCTGAATTCAATGATGGTACATTAGAAACAGTAAGTGGTAACAATGTTACTCTCATTAATTCTACCATCGATAATTCTGATTTTTCAAATGGTACAGGCAACAATAACGTCTTTACAAATACTCGTATTGAAAATATTGAAATCGAAGGCGGCACTGCTAATAACCTAATTCTTACAAACCTCGTCTTAGATGACGTTGTAATGACTGATGTTGAGATTTCTCGTGGTACAATCGACACGGTTGATATTTCAAATAGTACAATTGAAGATACAGATCTTGACGATGTTGACATTACAAATTCTCGTTTCTCAAATGGCGAAATTTGGGATACACGCTTAGCCAATAACACGATCACCGGCTCTACAATTGAAACATCAACATTTAATGCTGGCTCAATTGCGAATTCAACAGCAAATAATATTTCAATTAACCAAAGTACCGCAACTAATCTTGATATTTCAGAAGGCAATATTACTCAGGTAAATATTACAAACTCTGACTTCTCGAACGGCACAGGTAATAATAACGTATTTACAAATACCACAATTGACGATGGTACGGTTGCGAATACTGTAATTACAGACTCGTCATTCCAAGGTGATATGAATAATGTAATTGCTCAGAATATGACGATTACAAGTTCTTCAACTGAAGATATGACTTCAGCTAACACAAACATGACAAGATCATCGTTTGATGGCGGCTTAATTACAAATTCAGATATTAAAGATGGTACTATCCGTCAAGTTGAATTAGCAAATAGCATAATTGAAGATTCGACTTTAGTCGACTTTGATATGCAATTGAGCTCAATTTTTGATCCTGGTATTGAAGAAACTTCATTCTTTGTAATTAAAAATGAAAAAACAGGTAAAACTGAACAAATTTCTTATGCTCAACTTACTGACGAAATGGGTCGTACCGCTGAAAAAGCATTAAAGGTTCATGTTGCAGTTGATGGAGATGATAAACATCCAGGTTCAATTCTAAAACCTGTTCGCACTCTTAAGCGTGCTGCTCAACTTGCCTTGGAAAAAGCAGGTGGTTCTTATGACCGTAACGACATTAATAACGCAGTTCATATTTCATGTGGACCAGGTACTTATTATGTTGATGAGCCTGTAGCACTTCCTGATGATTGTTCTTTAACTTCAACATCAGGTCAGTATGCAACAGTGATTCAAAAACTTCCAGGATGGGAACGTACTAATGGTATCTTAGTTGGTTCTGGTTGTTATGTTCAAGGTTTCTCATATATGAACTTTGAGGTTGATAACTTTGACCAACCTGAAGGCGGTTTTGCGATTGCTTATCGTCCAGGCGCTTTAATGAGAAGATCTCCATATATTCGTGACTCCTCTCAGCTTTCAAACTTTAACCGTTTGGATATTGAACCGCCACTCAATCCGTTTAACTCAAAAGGTACAGTACTTGACCTCGGTCAAGAATTCTATTTAAAAGCAGGTCACAGCACTCAAGCAAACTTTGAGATTGACGATGAAGTAACATTCTCAAGTGGTGCTTCAGGATATATTTCATATATTGCTGACATTGATTCTAATAGCCAAATTTATGTTCGTAACCTAAAAGGTAACGTTGAGCCAGGAGACATTCTATATGCTCAACGTGGCGGTACAGGTACAGTTGATAGATTAGGTATTGACGACTTCCCGAACAGACTAGTTGGTCGAGGTGGTGGATGTCTACTTGCTGACAGAGCTGTCCTAGATACTGACTCACTCTATACATACGTACTTTGTTTTGGTTTCACACCTCGTACTCAGAATGGTACAGGTTATGTTGCTAAGAACGGTGCTGGTGTCAACGGTATCGGTTCATTGTCAATCTTTACTCGTCAGGCATTCTTTGCTCTTGACGGTGGCCAAATGACACTGAACAACTCAGGTTCGCAGTTTGGTGACATCTCAATGCGTGCTCGCGGTAGCACTGTTATCGTAAACCCAGCTGCTGCAAATGATGCTGATAATTTGATTGCAAATACAACATTTGCTGATGAGCTTGAAGAAAAAGCTCCTGAAATTATCGATAACATGATTGATTACTTAACAGCAAACACAACTACAGGATTCAATGGTAATCCAGGTTTAGGTTACCAAGGTTATGACGCAACTAAATGTTTCCGTGATACGGGAATCATCGTTGATAACGTTGGAATGGATATTGCTACTAAGTCAAACTATTGGGGTCGCTTAAACGGCATTACATATCGTTCGCCAATCTCATATGTTGTTGTTAACGAACAGCTCACAGAAACTGTAGGTTCTATTGAGCATCTTAAAGGTGAAATTGACTTTATCTTTGAAAATGCAAATACTCAAGTTACTGATCGTGTTGCAACATCACTTAATGAAACATTAAACGTATTACAAAATGGCGAACCAGTCGCTAACAGCATTATCTTTACTGACACTGGTGTTGGACCTCGTACAGGAGCTCGTGAAGTTGTTCAAGATAACCGCGAGTTTATTATTGAAGAGTTTGTAGATTGGCTTGATAATAATCCAAACTTCTTTGCGTACGATTCAGCAAAATGTAAACGCGACGTTCGTGAGTTTATCTTGCCTGCAGTCAAATATGACACAATGCTTGATACAAACTACAACTCGGTAACCGCAGGTAATGCTTATTACTTTAAAGCTGCTAAGAACGTAATCGGTGCGCAACGTGATGAAACAATTTCAGCATACGAAAGATTGCGTTATTCAACTGATAAAATTGTTGAAGCAAACTCTGCGCCATTTGCAGCTGAAGCATATGAGAAGTTTGAAGAAATTCTTTCAATCCTAAAACAGGATGGAACGCGTTATACTCCTACTGCGGCAACATATGCTACTGACGGAACGTTCACAATTACAATCGGATCACACAATCTTGAGGTAGGAAGATATATTCTACTGATGCCTGAATCATTCACATTTACTTGTGATACTGATGGCGGCGTTGTAGAATTAGTACACCCAAGAAAATCAGATCCTGCTTTCAAATCTGCTCTTCCGATTACAGCAACAACAGGAACAACGATTACGGTTAATGTTGGCGCAACTGGATACAAAGGAACGCATACATTAAAAGATGTTCTTGACGGTGCAGTTATTGAATTGGGTTCAGAAATCTCATTCAGTGATGATACAAATATTCCTGCTAATAAGCGTAATGCTCGCAAGCAATTACAGGCAAACAAAGCATTCATTCAAGATTACATGATGAATTGGGCTGATGACGAATGGTTCTTCTATGATTCAGCAAAATGCCAACGTGATATGAAAGAGTACATTGTACCTGCGGTATTAAGAGATGCGCAATTAGGTACAAACTTCAACTCAATTCAGTCAGGTGTTGCATATCGCGGCGCAACCGCAGCGGTAACAATTAACGACCAATTGCCTGAAACAGTAGGAGCAATTGAACACCTTAAACTTGAAACTGTTGACTTACTTGCCGACAGCATTTATTCAGACAGAGTTGAAACAGCATATAACGATATTTTAAATATCATGGCACCAGGCGGGCGTCAATATACTCCAACAGATGTTGACTATAATCCTTCAACAGGTGTTATGGTAATCTCATTAAACAACCATACGTTTGAGGTTGGAGATCAGATTATCTTTGATGAAGAAGCAATTACGCTGTCTTGCGCAAATACAGCAACTGGCATTGTAACTGAAATTTCTCATCCAAGAACAACCGATCCTTTATTTAGAACTGCAGTTTCAATTACAGCGGCAAACACAACAACAATCACTGTGAATGCAGGATCTATTCCAAACGGTTATGCTGAACCACATACTTTTGTAAGAGCAAAACTGAATGGAATTAAAGAATACGGAATTAATAACGGTCGCTTTACTCCTACTGCTGCTGACTATTCCGGCAACACTGGTGTGATGACAATGACAATCGGCTCTCACGATTTAAGAATTGGTGATACAATTCAAATTGAAGCAGGCTCTATGACGTTTGAATGCTCAAACACTTCAGGCACATTTGAAATCAGCCACCCAAGAGCGACAGATCCTGCGTTTGAAACGGATCTTGTAATTACAGCCGTAACAGCAACAACGATCACGGTAAATGCCGGTGATTCAGGTACTTACACATCTCCGCAATTCTTTGTATATGCGGAACCTGACGCGGTTAAAGTTACCAATGTTTATAACGGTAAGTTCACACCGTCAACCGCTTCTTACGATCCAATCTCTGGTGATATGACATTAACTATCGGTCAACATAATCTGCCAGTAGGAAGATGGATTAATATCGCGGATTCAGCAATCACATTCTCTTGCGCAAATACTTCAAATGCCTCAATCATTACAGAATTGAGCCATCCAAGAGTTGGTGAACCTGCTTACCGCCAGCCTGTTCGTATTACAGGTGCAACAGGAACAACGATTACAGTTAACGTAGGTAATGCAAACGGTTATCAATCTGACCACACATTTGTAAGTGCAGATGTGGATTGTATTGATACGAACGCGATTTACTTTACAGATCCTGCTAAAGTTCATTCATACCATACGCCATCAACTGCAACTTACGCTCCTGATACTGGTGTGATGGAAATTACCTTAGGCGAAGGACATGGCATTACAACTGACGACCATATTGAATTTAAACCTCAATCGGTTGTATTCAGTTGTGCAAATGGCGCGACGGTAACTGAGATTTCTCACCCACGCATCGGTGAACCAAATTATCAAAAACCAATTGCAGTTACTGCAGTATCTAATACTACAATCACAGTTAATACAGGCGCAGTTCCAAATGGTTATGCAAACAACCATACATTTGTAAGTGCAGAAGAAGGCGCAGTTATCAAGGTAAGATCAACAATTACCCGTGATAAGATTAATGCTGCTGATACTCTTCTCAAGAACAAAGCATTCTTACAAGATGAAATTGATGCTTGGTTGAAAGATAACTACTTCGTATATGACGATAAACGTTGTATGCGTGATACAGGTTACATTCTTGATGCTGTCCGCCGCGACATGGCAACAGATTCAAATATTAACTCAATCTTTGCAGGTTATGCTTACCGCTCAGGAAATGCAAGTACAGATAAAGTAATTACCGAGCAGCTTACCGAAACAGCAGGAGCAATCCGTTGGTTAAGAGATCAGGTTTCAGCAGATATCTTAAGCGGTGATGGAGAAGCAAGAGCAAATACCGCGTTTGATGAAATCGTTCAAATCATGGAGAACGGTACTTCAAATGCTGATATTATTACCTTCGGTGATGGTTACCATTCAGAAGATACTTTGGCTGCAAGAAAAGCATTACAAGCAAACAAAGCAATGCTTCAAGATGAAGTTACCTCTTGGATGGCAAATACTTATCCAGGATTTGTTTATAACGAAGCTGATTGCGAAAGAGATTTAGGATACTTCATTGATGCAGTATCTTGGGATGTTCAGCATGGTTCAAATGCAGCAACACTTGGTAACGCAAGAGTATACTTTGACAATGCGGTAAGCGTATTGGATGATGAAGAAAAACCAAAAACTGCACATGCATATCAACATATTGCAGAACTTGCAGGTCAAATCGTAAGAGAAGAAATTGCAACTCTTCAAACACCAGTTGCTCAAACATTCAATGCTTCAAACAACGAGCTTACTCCGACTGACGCATCATATGATCCTGTTACAGGTATTATGACAGTAACAGTCAATGGCCACGGAATGGAAACCGGAGATTGGATTGTAATGGAGGAAGGAGCAATTACCTTCTCCTGCTCAAACACTTCAGTGGCAAATACTCAAATCAGCCACCCAAGAGCAACAGATCCATACTTCAATACTCCATGTGAAATTATTAGCACAACAACAAATACATTCACATTGGATGTAGGAGATGCAAAAGGATACACAGGAGTTCATAGTTTTGTTCGTGCAGATGGAGTATTCAGACCATCAGTTAATCCTGAAGTTGCCAACGAAGTTGTTAGATTGTTTAAGACAGTCTCTGACATTATTGAAGAAGATAACTTTAAAGAATCGTTTGGTACAACAGGTTACGAAGATACTACAGGTTATGTTGCAGGCGGTCCTGGTTACGGTACAGACGGTAAAGATACAGGCTTGACCACAACAGAATTTAAAGAGCCGCCATTAACAGGCGCAGGATATGATGCTGCGGTTGTTGCTCAATATGAAGAACTGTGGGGATCAACTCCTAAGTATCAGTACGAAATCATCGACCATATCCGCCAAGAATATAATGGTCTTGCGTATCAAATTGACAAGTGCCCACGGGATGTTGGATATATTGTTGATGCAATCGCCGAAGACCTTTCTTATGGTGGTGAAGAGGCAACAATCAATGCCGCAAGATACTATTTTGAAGGAGCGGTTAATGTTCTTCCATACGAACAACGCGAACCAACAAGGCTTGCGTTCGAGCATCTTGCTACAGTAATTGATGATATTGTTACAGAAACAGCGGTAACTCCAACTACAGGAAATACAAAAACTCAAGATACTTCAGGAACAGCGGCAACAGCGGCAACAGGTACTGAAGCTAAGAGATTGGCAAATATTATTTCAGCAGTTGTTGATGATAGATTGGTTATCCCAGGATTAGGCGGATCTCTCGATGTTTCAGAAGGCCAGCAAACTCTAAGACCACTGCCAACAGCAAACACTGATACTGCTCCTCTTATTGAACCGAGCAGAACGTTCGCTCGCCATTCATTACAGAAAAACAAAGACTTTATCCAAGATGAAGTTGTTGCATATATTAATGACGAATACTTTGTTTACGATGAAGATAAATGCGCAAGAGATGTTGGATATATTGTCAACGCGGTTAAACGCGATGTACAGACAGGCGGCAACTATAACGGTGTTTATGCAGGTAGAGCATATCGTGCTGGTAACGCAAGTACAGATAAAGTAATTGAAGAGCAATTGGCAGAAACAATTGAAGCAATCAAATATCTAAGAAGAGATATTGAGCCAAGATTGTCAGGTACAGCTCTTACAACTGCAACTGCATCGTTTGATAATATTATCGCAATCATGAAAGGTGAAACAGCACCTGCCTATAATTACGGTACAGCATATCAAAATACAAGCGCACAAAATGTTGAAGATGGTTTAGATTTGAACCGAGACTTTATCGTTGAAGAATGTATTGCTTGGATTGCTACAAATTACCCAGCACTTTCATACGACACAGCAAAATGCCGTAGAGATGTTGGTTATATGCTTGATGCTGTTAAGCACGATATCTTGCATGGATCAAATGTTGCTATGAGAGATGTTGCAAGACTCTATTTTGAAAATGGAGTTAATGTAGGATTACCTGCAGATCAAAGAGCTCCAACTGCTGCTGTATTTGAACACCTAGGTACAGTATCTCAACAAGTTGTATTGAAGCAAACTGTTTCAAAATCTTTGAGCAACGCTGAAACTCAAGTAACAGCAGGATTCTCAACAGCTGACGCAGCCGAAGCAAATCGTCTTCCAGGATTGTGGAATATTGTTGCAGACATTATTGCTGAAGATTCAGTAATTAATATGCCTGCCGCGATTGAACCTCAAGCAGGTACAGGCACAGGATATGATTACGAGGCGGAAGCAGCAATTATTGCAGGAAGACTTGCACCACTTGCCGCTGGCGTTAATACTTACCTACAAGAGAAATTTGATTATCTCGAGTATGATTCAGCAAAATGCCGTAGAGATGTTGGATACATGGTTGATGCAATCTCCCACGATATTCAATACGGCGGTAACTCAGCAATGTGGAATGCTGCTCAGATTTACTTCGTAAATGCAGTTAACTTGTTACCACTTGAACAAAGAGAACCAACGAAGAAAGCATTCATGCATATGGGTAAAGTAATGCATGATATCACTCGCAATACAACGGTTCCTTTAAGAATTGGCAGAAAGTATACTCCATCTACTGCAACCTACGATGTTCTTAACGGTCAATTTGTAATTACTCTTGGTAATCACGATTTGAAAGTAGGAAGCCATATCTTACTTGCTAAAGAATCATTCACATTTGAATGTGGTAGCCCTGCAGTTCAGATTTCTCATCCAAGAGTTACAGATCCTGCATTTGAAACTCCACTAAAAGTTGAAGCTGTAACTGCAACAACAGTAACAGTAAATGTAGGAACTGCACAAGGTTATACCGGTGCTCATACATTCGTAAGTGCAACTGAATGGGCGGTTCAAACTGTTGTTGGAAATACCAAGAAACAGGATAAAACCTCACTTGCGGCAAGAAGAGAAATTGCAGCGGAAGTTAAAGCACTTGGCGAAATGATTGCTCATATTGCTGATGATAACAACCCAACAAATCTGCCAGCAAGAGTTGAGCCATATACAAATTGGATTCCTGCTACGTTCCATACAGAAAAAGATAAAGTTGATGACAAGCTTGAAGTATTAGTAACAAGTATGGTTAACTTCATCTCAAGCGAATATAACGGCATTAGTTATCCTAAAGAGAAATGCCGTCGTGATGTTGGTATTATGATTGATGCCATTTCGCACGATGTTCAGTACGAAACAAACTATGCAACAAGACTTGCGGCAAATATGTACTTTGACAATGCAACAAGCGTTCTACCATTTGACCAGCGTCAACAGACAGCAGATTTCTATGACGAAATGGCAAACCTTGTTAGCAAAGTTGTTCAAGAATTGGAAACAGGGCAGGATACTACAAATGATGCAGCATCTTCTGTTGAAGGAGAATGGGCTGCCGATATGGTTCGTATCGTTGAAGAAGCAATCCGCCGCGATGGATTGGATGCACTACCTGAACTTGTTGAACCTAATACATCTTGGGTTGACGCAAGTAAGGTATGGGCAGGAAATGCTATTGACGATAATCTTGGATTCCTTGCTGACGATGTGGTACAACACATCAAAGATAACTTTACAATTATTGACTACAGTAAAGCAAAATGTCGCCGTGACTCAGGATATATCATTGATGCTATCAGTTATGACCTCAACTACGGTGGTAACGCAGCATCTCGCTGGAACGCGGACTTCTACTATTGGAACAACCAATTACGCATTCCAGAAAATACAAGAGTTGCAACAGCGCAATCTTATCGCCGCCTAGGTGAAATCATTCGTGACGTTGTAACAGGTTCTTATCCTGGCCAGAAACTTCGTCCAGAAATGGGTGATGAAGAAAGAGCAAAACAAGCATACGATAACGGTATGATCTTCTACAATGCACTTTACTTCAATTCACCGAAGTACTTAGGTCCATTAATTGAACCAGACTTTACATGGGAAGATAATACAAATAAAGCGTTCAGATTCTCTAGAGACATTCTATTGAATAAGAAGATTTCTCTACAGCGCGAAGTACAAAGATTTATTACATCCGAGTACAAGTTTATTGACTTACCAAAAACTTATCGTGACGCAAACAACCTTCTAAAAACAATTCAAAACGACTTTAGATTTGAAGATGAAGGTAATGAAAAATATGGTGCGGATACGGCAACAAGAGCATTTGCTGCAGCATTCTTCAACATTGATGCACAGCACGTATTCCCAGTATTTAATCCACCTCGTGATTTTGCAGATTGGCGCAGACTAAGATTTAAAGGAACAGTTCAAACAACTGCAGATCTTCCTGATGGATCGGATGATAATAAGCGTAAACGTTGGGATGCATATATTGTTCCAACAGCTTGGAATGGAAACCGTTATATTGGTAGAATTTATTACTTCAATGGTACATCTTGGATTGATAGTACTTATGATAATAATACTGATTTGTTGGAGTCATTTACAGGCGCTTGGACGCAGATGAAAACCTATATAAATAACAATATCGCACCGGATGCTGATCATAGAACGATGGTAACTGAATTATTTGATAATGTATTAATTGAAACTGTAATTCGACCTAACTTCTTAACATTTGGTTCACTTGTTGAATCAATTGCCCACCAGTTTAACGGAGCTTCAGCAGGCGTTAACAGAAATGCGTTGCCGCTGAACTTTAGAAACGTTGGTTCTGCGATTGGTGCTACGGCATCGGTCTTGAACGAAGATGGTGGACGAATCAGATGGTCAGGTGCTGACGAATTGAACAACCAGTACTTCGCAAGAGGACTGAGAATTAACGGTAGAACAGGACGAATTGAAGGTCGACCATTTACTTCCTCGGTTCGTAAACTTGCAAGAAGGGCTTCTAACAGTAGGGCAGTACTATAATGGCTAACAATACGATTCAAACAATATCAACCTCTCAGGCGCCCGACGCTAAACCGGTTATTAGTAATTTTACAATTACAACTAATTGGCAAACACTTATTGAGGTTCCAAATTATTCGGTTCCTGAATTGGTTTTCGGCGGATCAAATGTTACAGAGCCAGGTGTCGGCGAAGTTATCAGTCCACTTGTTATAACAAACCATAGCGCAAATACAGTGAAGGTTGATGTAAGAACTCACAGATACGACGTTAACGACGAATTTTGGGTAGTGCGCAATATGCCTATCCCATCTTACGATACCTTTGCTTTGCCACTAAACGGACAATTCTTTGCGTCCGGTGATTTATTAGAAATTAAAGCGGATCAAAATTTATGTGCTGACGCCATGATTTCGTTCACGCTAGGCCAAGCAGAGGAAGACGATGTCGAGTAGATTTAAGAGTTTAAGAGGAAGAACAACCCTACTCGGGCAAGGTATTCCACAAGATAGGACTACCTTAGACCCTGTAGCATTTGAAGGAGCTGTCATTTATGAAAATGACGGCAATATGTATTATTCAAATGGTACAACTTGGGAATTATTCAGTGGAGCAGCAAACGGCTCTATCCAAGGTACCACTGGTTTACAAGGTACAGATGGCGCGCAAGGTATACAAGGTGAAAGAGCACCTGGCTTTGATGTTATTGGATCAGTAGATGTAACTGCTAATGACGCATATCTAGATACTAATTTTCCAAGCGCTGCTAATGGTGACGCAGTTATCCAAGAAACAGATGATACACTTTGGATTTTAACTCCAATTGAATGGATTAATGTTGGCAATTTCCGTGGTGTACAAGGTTTTCAAGGTACAATTGGTTTCCAAGGTTCCCAAGGTACGATTGGTGAGGAAGGTATTCAAGGTTCTCGCGGTTTCCGTGGTAATCAAGGTACTCAAGGTTTCCAAGGTACGATTGGTGTTCAAGGCGTTCAGGGTATTCAAGGACCACAAGGTACTCAAGGTCTTCAAGGCGTACAAGGAGTGCAGGGTGTTCAAGGCGTCCAAGGAGTTCAAGGACTTCAAGGCGTACAAGGTCCTCAATCTATTCAAGGTACAACCGGTATTCAAGGTGATACTGGTTTCCAAGGTTTTTCAGGCGATGATGCCGGCCTTGCATTAGAATTTAGACTTAAAAATCAGATTACAGAAGCTGATCCTGGTCAAGGTGGAATGATTTTCAACAATGGCTTGGGTAATACTTCGCTATTTAGTGCTGTTACAAAAATTTGGTTTGATGAAGAAGACAACTTTGGTGTTGATGTTACAGGATTGTTTGATGCGGTTGTATCTTCATCTTCTGATAACAAAGCATATTTAAAAATTACAGAAAGAGACGATCCATCAGATTATGTAATCTTCTCTGTACAAGATATGACTGCAAATACGGGCGGCACATATTATGAAGCTGACGTCACATATTTGTCAGGTACTGCAACAAAATCAGACTTTACTTTCTTATCTGCTTTGCCTGCAACATTTACAGAAAAGCCGCTTGTTCTTTCAGTTGATATTTCTGGTGATCGCGGTTTCCAAGGTATACAAGGAACTCGTGGTCTTCAAGGATTTACTGGGGTTCAAGGTTTTACTGGAATTCAAGGTCTTCAAGGTAATACAGGACCGCAAGGTACTCAAGGATTCCAAGGCTTTCAAGGTTTCCAAGGTGTTCAAGGACATATTGGATTCAGTGGTGGACTTACATTCGATTGGGAATTTAATTCTTCAACTACAGAAGGATTTCCAGGTCTAAATGGTTGGTTACTTAACAATACAGATGTAACTGCTGCAACAAGATTATATATCGATGATCTTACAAATACTGGTAGACGAGTAGATGGCTTATTTAATTACTTAGATTCAATTGCAGGTAATCCAAAAGGCCAAATTTTTATCCGCACTCCAAAAGATACGTCTAACGATGAATATGAATTTGTAATTTATCAAATAACCGATTGGACATGGAGCCCAACAGGAACTGGTGCAGACTGGGGACATTTTGATGTTACTTGGGTTGCAAGTTCTAATCTTGGCGGAACTGATGCTAATCCAGGAACTAATTGGAATACTGGAGCAGCCGCTACGTATGGCGACACTACTATTATTAATTTTATTCCTGCTGGTGAGCAAGGTATTCAAGGTCCAAATGGTCC